TCGATGCTATCCATGTACCCGTACAGGATTTCTGGTACCTCGTCGTGGCTCTGGTAGTTGTACTTCTTGTGCTTGCTCATCAGACTTTTACCTCCTCTATCACCCATGTGTAGTGATCATGTAGCCATTGCTCTGTTGTCCCAGTGGTGGGCTTCGCCTGCGTCACAGGTTCAGAGGAGAGGGAGGAGATAGGTTTCTCCACCCACTTGACCCATTGCTGGTCAGTTGGGCGGCGCACCCAGTCGGTGCGAGGAGAATGGAAGGGGCGTATGGTGATCATGTGTATGATCCTCCTTAGTGAGGGTTGGGTTACTGTTAAACGGTGGGCAGTTTATACACTTGCCTAGGTGAAGGTGTCAATAGGTAATCTCAGGTTTTAAGACAGGCTTTTATTTTTTCTGCGCCTAACCAATTTGGATTTATACCGTTATCCTTTAATCTTTCTAAGAGTTTTTCTGCCATCCATTCTTTTGTAGAAGTATTAAGTTTTTCTCCAGCATGATAGGTTGAATCTTTCCATACAGAATCATGTGCTTCTCTTATCTTCCAAAAAGTGTCGTATGTTCCTACACCAGTTGAACGTATCCACTTATCCATTGCATCAGGATCATTGACATTAGGTCCTTCTACATGACACTCAGGGCAAAGTAGTCTATAGTTAGACGGGGTGTCTTCACCACCTAGGGAGTGCGGAATAACGTGACATCTTTCTGTAGCACGCTCATACCCACAGCGCCAACAACGAGTAGCCATGTCAGCATTATCTACCGGAAAACCTCCCTCATATATATTGTTCATTCCCCATTCGATAATCTGTTTTTTTGTTGTTTTAATATAACCGCCCATCTTGTTTCCTCTTTACTAGTTTAAGTAGTGGGCAGTTTATACACTTGCCTAGGTGGAGGTGTCAAGCTGCCAGTAGTAGGCTTTGGAAAGGTGTGCTGTTCATCCAGGTGTTAACCTTCCGGGACCTGTCAAGCAGTGACTTGGCCGCGTTATCATTGGTGGCACTTCGCTTGACAGGGAACTCTTCAGAGTTGTGGCTACTGAAGTAGGTCAGGGCAGAGGCCAAGGCCCACACGTTGGAACCTCGGGTTCTCACCTCTGTAAGGTACTGATGTTTCATGCTCTTCTGAATTCTCTCGCTCATGCCAGGGAGTGCCTCTATCACTGCCAATGCCTCTGTGATACGGATGTCAGTGCTTGCCATCACTTGGTACTTGCGAATGTCCAGGTGAAAATCTTGCACCACCTTGTCCATGTCCAGGATAAATTGAGACAGGTCAAAGCCAGAGGTGTGGCGCTTGTTCCCCTTGGTGTAGTCACCTGAGATCATGCCGTTGGTGCAGAAGAAATCTAGCAGGCCAGTGACAAAGCCATTGGAGGTAGACCCGTCATAGCTCTGGATCAGGGCAACGGATAGGGCCACCTCTGTCTGGTGCTTACGTGTCTCAATGGGCATGGCGAAGGCAGGGAAGGTGTACTTGCGAGAGCGTACCGCTGACTTGTGAGACATGGTGTCAGAGATTTCCATGTCCTTGAACTTATCATTGGGCAGGGCTTGGATAAGCATATCCTCTGTTGCCTTGGTGAAGTCAGCCATCTGTGTGACCTTGTACTTCTCACCTACCACGCCTGTGGGCAGACCTGTCAAGGTGTTTACCAGTACCTTGTGCGTGCCTAGCAGGTGTTCGTCTGCCCCTTCCATGTCATGGTACCATAGGGGTTGTTCAGCGACAGGTGAGAGGAAGGCTTGCCCCTGCTCTGTCTGATTGTGCTCAGAGAAAAGGTCCTGTGGTACCTTGGCGGTGGGAGAGCGGAAGCTTAGTACTGTGTCGTTCATTGTCAGTGTTTCCTAGTTGATTGTTCTGCTTGTTTGTACTGGGTGAATGGTGGAGTTGTCAATAACTAATTTCACCTCGGGGTCATCTTTTTCTAGCACCTCTATGCTTACGACGTGCGACTCTGCGATGCCTGCCTCTATGTTTGCGCCTACGCCCGTGAGTTCATCGTACTCTATGGCGAAGCCTACACCGGAGGAGAGGAGGTCCTCTAGGCATTCTTTAAAGGGTACCAGTAATCCTTCGGCGGTGCGCGACATTCCACTGGTGGCGTCCACGGTGGTGGGGTTAGTAGGGTCAAAGGGAATGACTATAGTGGTGGCGGTGACCACCTTGTATACCATCACCTTGAGGTTAGCTTCACTGTCCGCGTCCATGATCTTTCACTAGCCCCCGTCTCTATGGTTGTAAAATTTCCATGCTCTGGTGCTAAGTTCCCAGCACCCAAGCTTCTTAGTAATAGCAGGATAGAACCGCCACATCTTATCAGATAGGATGCGTAGGCGTGCGTTCAATCGTATGCGTAAGCGTATATATAATCTGTTCATCATCCTTATCCTCCGAACCTGCTAAGACGTTTCCGCCCGGCCCTACCGCCTTTGTTGTTGACGTAGACAGAGAACAGGCCAAGGTGTATGCCTGTCATCTGTGGACCCTTTACCACTTGGAAGGGTAAGCGCAGGGCCTTTCTCTTTCTCCATAGGCCCCAGCTATAGCGGTGTCCTTGGGTTCCATCGTTTAATTTAGCCATGTTGTTTCTCCTTTATGGTGTTAGGCTTAGAGTCTACTACGTGAGACGGCTGAGTGTCAAGCGCACTCCGCTTACTCAGGCGTTCACGTTCACGCCTGTGCATTTCCTTAATTCTCTGCGTCACCACGTCTCGCATGAAGTTCTCCGCGTTTAACATTTCCATACTAGGGCTCTCCTCCCATGGTGTTTCGCTCTGCCTCTTGGTCTGCGTCTATGTCCTGGGCTAGGTCATGGATAGCATCAAACGCTTGGTCTACAATTTCCTCCGCGTACATCTTCAGCACCTTGTTGCTGGCCTCCGGGTGAATAGCTGCGAGCCACACGCGAAGGTTCCCTTCCAGCGTATCTGCTATGTCCAGGTGCGTATCCTGCACCAGTCCATACCGTGGGTGTAGGGTCCCGTTTATTTGTTGTCGGCATGTCATCAGATTAATTCCTTTACTGGCTTGTTAAGTATAAGAACAGGCGGGTGGCTTGCCTCCACCTTTGCCCAGCATTCATAGCACGTAAATGCGCCGCTTACCTTTACCACGGCGGGGCGTTCATAACAGTCCTCGCAATCGTATAGCGATCTCATGTCCTCGTGTGCTTCTTTCTTGTTCATTGGCTTAAACCCGTGCCCGCCATTCCAGATACTTCCGCACCTTGTAACCTGTACCGTGTACCGTGATAGATCTATGGGTAGAGCCGCGCCCTTCTGTGCCACCACATCCTAAGCAACTCTTGCAACTTGCAAGGGCCTCCCCGTGCACAGCCTTATCAGCGGGACAAGTCACCACCTTGGCCACGGTATCGGTTGGCATGGCTTCCCCGTCTACGTGGGCAATAAAGCAACGATATCCCATAAGTTCTGCAATAAGGGTATCGCAAGGCTTGTCTATACTGGCCATGCAATACTTAGAATATACCGGGGAACAGGTGCGCCATTGGTGGGTATACCCGTTCCAGCCGTGAGCGTGAGCGTTGAGCATGTGCCACACTCCAAGAGGGACCGCCGCCGGATCACCATAGGTGCCAAGACGGTTCTCTTTGTTAGCGCCTAACTCTGCAATGGCAGCGGGATCACCGCTTATGTCACTATATGGCTTATAGGTTTTGCCAGTGTCTACGCCCTTACGTATGATAGGCGCTTGTGTCAGGGACTTGTATACCATGTTAACGCTTTGCGCTACATTGACGTAGCACCAGCCTTCTTTGGATGGTCTTGCCAAGCAATCCCCGCACACACTGGCATCATCCCCTGACTTGAGCGCGTCCAGTGGTGGGACATCTGAGCGCATGATGAAAGTTTGCAGCATGCTGTCAGTCTTCCCATTGTTAGACTTGGGAATTGCCACCACAACTATGGACTTGCCGTCTAGTTCAGATGGACCACGGTATATGATGAACCCGTTGGGCTTCTTGTTGAAAGCCATTTTGTAGGATTCAACATAGTGATGTAATTTTGTCATGATTGTATCCCTAGTTGCTACAGGCGTCGGCCAATAGATCGCGAACAGCTGTCATATATGAAAGAGGAGCGCGCCGCCCCTGAACAATCCCGTCAACGGTATAGATTGGGTTGGTCACTGGTCGGGTTATTCGGGCTCTCAATTCCCATGCCATGCTCTCAATATAAGCGGCAAGGGCCGCCGGAGCGTCGCCGTTAAATTCTACGATGATCTCGTTGGCGTATGAAGCAGGGTCTTTTAATACGTTGGTCATAATCAAATTCCGTGACTGTTTCCACTAAACAGAGTATTGCATACCAGATAGAGGAAGTGAAGAGTTATTTTATAAAAAACTAGGACTAAATGATTAGGTCCCTAAACCCTTGAAACCCTTGGGATTTATGGGAAGGCTAGGGAATGTCCGAAGAGGAGTAAGCCGTAAGATTTCCGCCTGGACAAAATAGGACAGAAATGAGCCCCAGCAATCTTTTATTTAACCTAGAGGGAATAAAGCAGGGGTCTCGCCCGTCTTCTTAGTATGACCAACATCATACCAAAGACTCACCACATTCGGGTACAGCTACTCGAATCCCATGATAACACCTTGCAAGACCTAGCTGACCAGTTGAGTGACGCACAGTTGGAAAGATTGGCCCAGCTAATAGAGATGGAGTGGCAAGACCTCCTTAAGATCCGATAGAACACACGGAATCCCTAGCTAGTCCCACTGGATTGGCTAGGGTTTTTTTTATCCAAAAATTTACCCTGCGGGGCTTATAGCAGCTCACGCGGTTCGCTAAGAGGTCATATAAGGAAAGGTACCCCGGGGGACACCAAGTTTTGCCACTAGTCTTTTATATATGTATGGTACCCCCCGTAAGCGGACCAGTTTTTACCATAGTTCAAAAAAAATAAAATATAAAATAAAAAGTCGGGGGTACTCTAGCGGGGGTATCCTGGCAAGGGTATTCATAGTATTATAAAAAGAATAGTCTTTTTCCTACTCCTAATAACACATAATATTATTCTTATTACTATTCTCTTACTATTACATAATAACACATAAGAGTTCTCTGGGGGGGTGTGCTGTAGCAAGGGTATCATGGAAACAAAGACCTTGCAAGGCTCTTTCTAATAAACTATAATAAAAAGTCTAAGCAAAGAATATTCTGAGGTTGTCTCTCTTTACAAGCACAGCGCAGAGCAAAGCGCAGGAGGTTCTACACAGTGAGTGAAACAGAAGAAGTACTATCAGGAGAAGAGCCCAGGCCCAAGGCAAGGTCAGAAGCTTATGATCTTACCAGGATGCAGACCAAGTTTGCAGAGGTCTACATAGAAACCAATGATCCTATTCATTCTCTGGTGGAGGCAGGGTACGCCCCTGTGAAGACCAAGGACGGTAGACTGGACCGTACCAGAACGGGGAGAAGAGCACAGCAGTATCTCTCTAATCCCAAGCTCAGAGCCTACATAGAGATACTCAGAGAGGACGTTGTGGAAAAAGTCTCTTGGAATGCTCAGAAGGTCCTGGACAAGATGTACCAGACCTATATGAGGTCCACAGAGGCAGAGGACTATACCAATGCCAACCGTTCCCTGGAGAACATGGGAAAGCACCTGGGAATGTTCATTGACAAGAAAGAGATCAAACAGAACACCACCACCACGTTCCAGGGATCAGACGAAGCCTTCACTCCTAACGTGGACGAGGACATACAGAGGCTGGCCAATATCTCAGGGTACTCTGTGATCAAGGGAGGGAAGGAGTGAGCACTGCTCAAGGCGCAGCTGCCCAGGAAGTTCTTCCTCCTCAAGAGCACTTGCTAAAGCTAAGAGAGACCCTCTACCTCCAGGCCATAGAAGCAGCCAGAACAGATTTTTTCTCTTTTACCAAGTTCATTGCTCCTTCTCTGGTCCCTGATTTTAAAATAGGAAAGCACATAGAAGTAATCTGTAAGAAGCTACAGAGAGTGGTGGACTCACCAGAACCACAGAGACTGATGGTTTTCCTCCCTCCTCGCTCCTCCAAGAGCCTGATCTGTTCTCAACTGTTCCCAGCTTGGTACATAGGTAACTACCCCTCTCACGAAATAATGAGTATCTCTCACTCTGACCAGCTGGCCTCAGACTTCGGCAGAACTGTCAGAGATATCCTGAAGATGCCCCTGTACCAGGAGATATTCCCCACTGCCACGCTCAGAGAAGATGTCAGAGCAGCTGGTAAATGGAAAACTAAACAGAACGGTATCTACTACGCAGCGGGGGTACGCTCACAGATAGCAGGGCGGGGAGCACACATTGCACTGATAGACGATGCCATGTCAGAGGAAGATGCTTTCTCAGAGGCAGGCAGAAGGTACATCAAGGAATGGTACCCCTCTGGTCTCAGAACAAGACTGATGCCCAATGGTTCTGTTATCATCATCAACACCCGGTACCACGAAGATGATCTCTGCGGGTGGCTCCTCTCCAACGAGACAGAGGATACCATTCCCTGGGATGTTATCTCTATACCAGCGTGGCTAGACGAGGAATCAGCAGAACTCCTAGGCCTACCAGAGGGCTCCTCCTACTTCCCAGAGTGGAAGCCAGACGCAGTTCTCAAGCTAGACGAGGCAGAGATCAGGGCCAACAACGGGGGTAAATACTGGCAGGCCCTGTATATGCAGAACCCCACCCCTGACGAAGGCTCTGCCATAAAGGCACACTGGTTCCAGAACTGGGACGAGGAAGACCCTCCAGAGTGTGATCTTATTATTCAAACCTATGACACTGCCTTCTCCACCCGGAGCACAGCTGACTACTCTGTGATACAGACGTGGGGCATTTTTGAGTACCTCACCACTGACCTAGCCGGGAGAGAGTACATGGCCCCTAACATGATCCTCCTGGGAAATGTCAGAGAGCGCCTGGAATACCCAGAGCTAAGAAGAACAGCGCAGGACCTCTACGACTCCTACAGACCTGACATCTGTATCATAGAGAAAAAAGCCTCTGGGCAAAGTCTGATACAGGATATGCGTAGGGCAGGTCTCCCTGTGTTGGATTACCTCCCAGACCGTGATAAAGTAGCAAGGGTACACGCGGTTACACCTATCCTAGAATCTGAAAGAGTTTGGATACCCAGGGGGAAGGACTGGGCCGAAGACCTATTTGCAGAGGCCATACAATTTCCCTATGCCAGACACGATGACCAAGTAGATGCCATGGCAATGGCCATACACTACCTGAAGGAATCCTGGCACCTGTCTCACCCGGATGATCCCTCCTACGAGGAAGACGAAGACAAACCTAAGAAGAGAACTTACTGGAACTGGAACTAGGAGAAGAAAGTGGCAGAAACAAGTGGTCTTGCTTCTTTGGCAGGTCAAACAGCAGCAACAGCAGAAGCAGAGGCACCAGAAGAAGAATTTTCAGTAGGTAACTTTGTTGGAGAAGTTTACGACAGTATGTCTCCTCTTGACAAAGCTGCTCTCTTCACTGCTCCTGTTCCCATACTAGGAGACATCGTAGGCTTTGCAGCAGACGGGGTGGCGCTCTACGAAGACCCCAGTGCAACCAATGCTGCCCTGATGGGACTAGGCCTTATACCTTTTGTTCCTTCGGGAGGAGTCACCAGAACTGCACAGAAAGCTTTTACCAACCTTAGAAATGACATACCGGGATTCTACGAAACCACTGATCCCGTCCGACAAGGAACATCCGCTCTAAAAACTGTTCCAGAGGGGTTAACTAACATAGTAAAAGCAAGGTACAACCCCACAAGTAGAGCAATACAAGATCAGCATAACATCAGCGTGGCTGATCAGACAGCGGCTAGGAATGCTCTTAAAGTATCTGAGGAAGTCACTCCTGAACTAGTACCAATTCAGAAAAAAATAAAAGAGATGGACCTTCTTAACGCTGCACCCGGAGGCGCTTACACTGGTAAATTTACCACCGGCGGCGCTCCAGTTAAAACAGAAGCGTTTAAAGAACTACTTAAAAAAGAAGCTGCTTTAAAAACAAGAGCAAGCCAAGCAGCAAAAAAAGCCATGGGGCAGCTGAACCAATCGCTTTCCATGACTAAGCAATACGGTGGTTTAAAAGGTCTTCTAAAGAATATAGAAGGAGTTGACCACGTCAGAACCTTTGAGAATTTTAACGTAGACGACTACTTTAATGAAATGGGTGATCTTGCAGGAATAGATAAAGAAGACATAAACGGAATGTTTGAACAGATTAAAAAAGTACAGAGAATGGACCCTGATAAGACTTATCAAATGAACATACGAAAAGTGCATACAAAATCATCAGGAGAGTTGGACCCCGGAATGGGAGCCGCAGTCTATAGAGGAACGCCTGTAACTGTTGATGTTGTGCAAGATGGTATAGTAAAACAGGTCACCAGTAAACCAGATATAAATTTAAATCTTATTAAAAAAGAGGTCTTTCCAGAAATAAACAAAACTAAGTCAGGCAGCGGCCCCGGAAAAACATACACCTCTGATAAAGACTTTTTAGATGCTTTAGATGAAGCAGGAATTGCAGTGAGAAATCGTGACGAAGTTCTGAAAGGAAGAGCAGCTATTATCACAGGATCAGGTAATTCAGATGCTTGGGAACTAGGCGGTGTAAACTACATGACCTCTATTAATAAAAATGGTAAAGTAGTTACCATTGTAAATGATGAACATGATTTGTTTAAAGCTAAACTTCCTGGTGCTGATAGGTATATGAATGTTTCAGAACCCATTTTTTATGATTTAGCCAACACTAAAAAACTAACTGACGTACAACAAGCGGCTAAAGATAAACTAAAAGCTAGTAAAGACGAAGCTGTTACTAGTGCTTTAGGCGAATACACAAAAATACCCGGAGTAGACGTAACTGGAAATCTTCCTGTAGGTTTTAAAACAAAAGAGCAATGGGCCAGAGCACAGGCAGTGGCAAAGATACAACCAGATAAAAAAGATTATTCAAGACTGGCTAAAGACTTTGGAATAGGTGCTCCAGTAAGAGCAAGTAAAGCTGTTTTAGGCAGTGAGGAAGAAGTACAAGTACAGCCACAGGTACAAAGAAAAAGGGGAGGTTCTGTCATAGAACGTAATCCTTACAGTACTTATGCGCCAAAAGCAATATAGGATGTAATTATGACAATATCCAGAGCAAGCATTCCCAGAGAACTCAGAGGTGGTAAGAAAAGAACAAAAACTGCTACCATAGGTAAGGGAAAGAAGATACTATCAAAGAATAAACCCAGAAGGAAAAAGGTCTAGACCATGGCAGTTGAACGTAACCCACTCTTGATGATGGAACAGGGGATTGAAGATGAATCTCCCACCTCTAACTTTGACGTAAGAGGAGAAATGCCTTCCATAGAAGCAGAACTACTGGAGGAAAGCGTTGTCAACTTTATGCCCACAGAAGACGGGGGCGTAGAGGTAGAGTTTGGAGAGATGGAAGAGATGATGATCTCTGGTCCCATGGGTTCTCACTTTGAAAACCTAGCAGAGTACCTGGACGAAGATGACCTAGCTGACATAGGTAACACGGTCCTGGACGGATACCAGAGTGACAAGGAATCCAGATCAGAGTGGGAGC